GGGCGGCGGGCGGGCCCCCCGCGCAAGGCAGCGGCGGGGCCAGGGCCAGGCGTGTGAAACCCTAAACCTACGCTTCGCTCCGGTGGCACAGGATGCTTCGCATCGCAGTGCTGTGAGGCCGCGCAGGGCGGGCGGGCGGCCGCGCGGCGGGCGGGCCGCGGCCCTACGCTTCGCTCCGGGAGTCCAAGCACTACGGCTGTCGCCTCCGTTGCAGGACCGGCGGGGCCGGCGGGGCCAGGGCATATTATTGTCAGTGAGGGTAGATGTCCCGGGCAAGTGCCGGGCCGGGCCGGGCCGGGGCGGGCCCAGGGCCCAGGGCCAGGGCGGGCAAAGGCCGCGGTTTTTCTCTAAGTATTTTAGCACTCTAAATATTTCCTTATAAAGAAAAAAAAATGGGTAGGGAGCTAAATCTTTTATTTATTTTGCTCATTTTATTGCATGATTGCTCTACCACAGAGGCATGTCATCCGTGGTTTGTTATGTTCGGCTACCTCAGGGTCAGCCCAGTTCAATCTCACTGCTGAGTAGTCATCCGCATTGATCTTGCGTATGTCCCACCGATCCTTAGACAAGGCATCCGTCTGAGGGTAGAAGTTCGACATCACGACTACCCAGGGGGTATTCATCTCTATGGCTGCTCCTGAGTACTTAGTCGCAGTTACCATCCCATTCTTGATGGTCTCCAAGTAGGTGTAGAGTTTCTTATTGTATTCGAACCCTCTAGCCACATCTATGAGGAATCCCTTCATCCTGAACCCATTGCCTATCGCCTGTAGCAACTGCTGATATGCCTCCCTGGGTTCATTGATTGCACTTAGGCACAGCCAGTCGTATCCACTCTCATCGCGGAACACTCTGCTTAAGTACTTGGCCATGTGTGACTTACCTGTCCCACCTGTGGGATCCACATACCAGATGATCTTACGGTCATCCCGTGGACAATCCTTATTCTCCACTTGATCTAGGAACTCCACAGCCCATGGTCTTGTAGGCCGTGGTGGTACTTCCAAGTCCCTTGGTATCAAATTTCTCAAGGCGAACATTTGTATGATGGGGGCTGCATCACTTAGTTTCCTCAGGTTGGATCTCAAGGCCACATTCACACTTGAGGCGCCTTGAATCCTCTCCACCATTGCAGCTCCTTTGGCAACCTTATCATCCTTTTGGGCCGCAAGGTCCTGATTCTCCTTATCCTCTTTCGAGATGTACACCTTTGCGTCTTGTAAGGCTTGTTGACTCGTGAGTTTTCTAATGTGACAGTGAATCCTACCACACTTATCTTTGACATTAGGTTGGTTAGGGTTCACATAGCAGAACTTATGGCAGCTGGTGGTACTCACAGCCTTGCCAAAGTCCACTACCACATGCGTGTGTAGATAGGGCGTTTCCTGATGCGCAGTCTCATGCGCCAGTCGTATCCACTTGATCTCACGCCCAGTCTCTTTCTTCAACCAGTCAATGTACTGGACCTTGGGGAGGTGGGTCTTGTAGGTGAGGAGTACGAACTGGTTATTGAACCTGAACCTTGTACCTTCAGTTGTATTGTCCAACTGAACCCCAGGTGCATCTGGCCGCACCATCTCACACTCAATGTCAGTGGAGTCCTCTTCCTGTTGTTCCAACTCCACATCACTGTCCAGTAGTACTGGGGTCATTGGCTGATCCATTGGGAGGGAGGGTGGGGGTCCCACATCCCACTCTGGTTCCTCCTCCTCCACTTCTAGTTCTTTGTCACTTTCCTCTTCTTTTCCTTTCGGAGTATGCTCACGTGGTGGGGTCCCATGTTTCCTGGAAGCAATTCTCCACGCTCGTCCAGCATCAGCCCAATCATCAGACTCTCCGTCTGAGAGATGTCCATCTGACACAACGAAGCCTCCCATTGTCGGAGTCTCTTGTTGGGAACCATCTGGTCCCGAGGTCTCACTATCACTGGCCTCGGCAGTAAGGTCGAGATACCGTCTAGTGTGCGCATCCAACTTGGCAGCCTCTGCTGCGCGTTCTCGTCTGTCTCTAACATCAGGCGGTGTTTCGTAGGAAGACCCATCATCATCCGATAGTTCAAGTACGATTGGCGATCGAACTCCCATTGGTTTTCCCGCAGATTTAGTGAAGTATTTAGACAACTTGGCGGAACCCTCCATACACTTACTGCGGCGGGCGGTAGCACACTGAAGTCTGCGATTCGGGTCAATCGTTCTTGCTGCTTTCGCTGGTGACGCCTTCTGTTTTGGCGCCACTTTATGGGACTTAGATCCAACGCCTCTGGAAAGGGGACGTACAGCTGTTTTAGTGGACAACGGGGCGAATTGGGGGGTGCGGTGTTCATTCTCAGTCTCGCTGCTGCTTGAAGCACTCATCCTGAAATTGAGGGTTACTACTGACAGAAACGACCCAATTAATTATTAATTAATTAGAAGGTAGTGCGGTTTTGAACCCGCGTACTGACTACCGAATCGTACCAACCGGATAGCTTTTTGCCGACTGAGCTACGCAGTCAAATGTGAAATAGAGAGATATTAATTAGTATATAGCCTGTATCTTGATCCCCCTTGAACGGGGGCTCGCTCGCTTTTTGTATTAGTAAGTCCATTTTATGAATTGTTTCAGTGATTTATTGTGTCACGGTGTGTTCGTTACTTTTTCTCACAGCTTTCCTTGCGAAAACAGGTCTCACCCTGGATTCTTCATTCAAGGCACGAAAGGCGACATCAATCCCTAGTTGTGTCCAACGAAAAAGAAAACACGAAGCCGATCACGTGTTGTTTATTCCGAACAACAGTTTTGCTTCTACTACTGCTTCATCTTTTGATTGTGTACCTCCCTCTGATTCTTTTGATTTTCATCATTCATCAAAACCCGCATGGCTACGAGGATTTCGCGCAGGCTGTATTCCTATCGAAGGCCGGGAAGATATTATGGTAGTCGTTATAACCAACGAGGGAGAAGTTTTACGTACCGAAGTGGTTCCCGCGCCTACCGAGGACGAGGATCCTACCTCACTTGGGCAGCAAGAGGTCTTGCACTTGCCAGGATGGCGGCACCGTACGTACGGACCGGATATAAAGCATACCGAAAGGAGGATGGCCCCTCGTCGGAAGGCTTGCCAAACAAGTTGCGAAAAACGCAATACGCTCCTACACAGGAGTTGGAGCCTATTATTCTGGGAAAAAAATTGGAGGAGGTCGAGGAATGTTAGGTTATCAACAACCTCGAATCATCAATTCTGGTGCAAGGGGTGATGGAAGCATTGTAATCTCTCATTCTGAATATATGGGAGAAGTTACCACACATCCAACAACTCCTGGTGTGTTTGCTGTTGCTTCCTACAACATCAATCCAGGGAATGCCAAAACATTCCCATGGTTAGCTCAGGTTGCTTGCAATTTTCAAGAGTATTCCATTGAAGGGATGGCATTCCACTTCAAGTCAATGTCAGCAGATGCATTGAATTCCACGAATACTGCTTTGGGCACAGTGATCATGGCCACACAATATGATCCCACTGCTGCCAATCCACAATCCAAACAGGAAATGGAAAATTGTGAGTTTGCACAATCAACCAAACCATCCATCTCAATGACACATTTTATTGAGACTTCAAAGCGTCAAACTCCTTTATCCAACCTGTATGTTCTCCCTGATGGTGTCACAGCTACGGGAGATGAGCGATTCTATAATTTTGCTCAATTCAACATTGCCACTCAAGGTGGTCAAGCTGCCAACATCAATTTGGGTGAACTCTGGGTCAGTTACACCATCAAATTGTATAAACCACAACTCTATGACGCTCTTGGAAAAGACGTCCAGTGGTTTAGTTTCAACATTCAGAATGGCAATGCAACAACTTGTGCTTCCAGCACCTATCCTCTAGGTCAAGTTGATATGAGCAAACCAACAGTGGTCACCGCAGGTGCCTCGTTCAATCCAAAATCAACATTCTATCCAACAGCTCACAACATCAACAATGGAAACATATTGTTGCCAGGTATCACCACACCGAAATCTTATTTTGTCAACATTGCGTGGGGAAGTACTGTCACTGCCACGTTCACTTTGGGAGTATTCACCTCTATCAATTGTGAGTTATCCAACTCTGTGTTTTTTGGTGGTGGAACCGTTACCCTCGGTCCACAAAACAATCTGATTAACACAACGCAATGTCAAATGTCATTTGTTTTGAATGTTGATGCACAATCTGCAACTGGCAAAGATTTCGGATTCATGTGGAATCAAAACCCAACTATTCCTGCTCTGTCAGGTATGACCATCAACATTATGGAAATCCCCTTGTCAAAATAATAGGTCATGTGCTGGGTAATATATAGATTCATCTCAACACATGATCTACCCCCCTCCATCTATTTGATGATGTAAATAAACAAAACTTAAACTATTCGTTCAAGATTTTCTTTTATTTGATTAGTGTGTTGAATATTAGTGCACCTTGGCTATCTAATTTTTTGCTGGCACTCTATATATGAATTTGTGTTATGTCATTACTTAGCAATCCGTCGGTGCTCGCTGCGCTGCGCTCCTCGTTAATCTACACCGGTGCTCGCACGCTTCGCGGCTGCGCTCCTCGGCTTTTTATAGGGGTAAGATATTTTATTATTTTTTGTCGCCCCCATTTTCCATGGGTCTCCAAAAAAGCCTTGGTGGTGTTAGGGGTAGGGTGGGGTAGGCCGATGGCTAACATTAAGAAGTGCCATCGGCCAACCTAACCGACCGACCGACCGATATAACAGGGTATAGAATATATATAAAAGGAAATTTATTCTATATATGGGAATAATTCATACTACCTCGGTTAATGACTCGGTTAAGTCTTTTTGTCAGAGGCAGGGCCTCAATACCCCCCGGGCCGGGCGGCGGCGGGCGGCGGAGCGGCGGGGCGGCGGACGGGCCGCGCAG